GTTTTCCAGTATGGGCAGAGACTTGCATCGACATAAACGATGCGGTTGTAAAATACGGAAAACTGTTTGCCTTGAAAGCAATTGTAGACGCTGTTGAGCATAATCCGCTTAAAATAAAACTACTAAGAAAGAAATATGACCATTAAAAACTATACAGAAGATGTTCAGAAGCTATTTTTGGAGATGGCTCTACAATCTCCGACAAGCTATGTTAGAGTGCAAAATATTTTCAACCCTGCAAACTTTTCACGGGCTATGCAAGCACCGGCCAAGTTTATTCAAGAGCATACGGATGAGCATAAGACTATGCCCACTTTTGAGCAGATAAATGCTGTATGCGGGACTAAGTTAGCGTCACCTGGTGAGTTAAATGACAGTCACTATGATTGGTTCTTGAAAGAGTTTGAGGGATTCAGCAAGAGAATGGAACTTGAGAGAGCCATCTTAAAGGCTGCTGACTTGTTGGAAAAGGGCGAATACGACCCAGTAGAAAAGCTGATCAAGGATGCAGTTCAGATTGGGTTAGTTAAAGATATGGGCACTGATTATTTTGCTGACCCTAGAAAGCGGTTGATGGAGATCAAATCAAGTAATGGGCAAATCAGCACTGGTTGGGCTAGCTTAGATCGAGCACTTTTTGGGGGGATGAACCGTGGGGAGTTGAACATTTTTGCTGGCGGCTCTGGCTCAGGCAAATCACTTTTCATGCAAAACATTAGCGTGAACTGGTTTTCAGCAGGGTTGAATGGACTATATTTAACACTAGAGTTGAGCGAGGGGCTGTCAGCAATGCGTATTGACGCAATGGTGGCAAACTGCAGCACGAAGAGCATTTTCAAGAATCTTGATGATGTAGAGCTCAAGATTAGAATGGCTGGTAAAAAAGCTGGAAAGTTCCAGATAAAATATATGCCAGCACAGAGCACAGTAAATGACATTAGGGCGTATATTAAAGAGTTTGAGATACAGACTACCTCTAAGGTTGACTTTTTGATGGTTGACTATTTGGATTTGCTTATGCCAGTTGGGGTAAAAGTATCTCCAGAAAACTTGTTTGTTAAAGACAAATATGTGTCAGAAGAGCTACGGAACTTAGCTAAAGAGCTGAATGTATTATTCATAACCGCCTCACAGTTGAACAGAAATGCAGTTGACGAAGTAGAGTTTGATCACAGTCACATCTCGGGTGGTATTTCAAAGATCAACACTGCTGACAATGTGTTTGGCATCTTTACTTCACGCGCAATGCGTGAAAGCGGTAAATATCAGCTTCAGCTATTGAAGACTCGTAGTAGCTCGGGCGTTGGGACGAAAGTTGACCTAGTATATGATGTAGAGAGCCTGCGCATTGTAGACGCTGGAGAGCAAGATAGTGATTCCCCGATGAGCAAACTGCCCGCCGCAGTGCTTAGTAGCTTGAAGACTAGGTCTAAGATAGTGAAGGAAGGGGAGTCACTCGATGGTGACACTGGTGAAATCACAGCTAAGAAGCCGCCAGTGGCAGATATCCAGTCTAAGAAACTTTCTAACATGCTGTCAAGCCTCAAGTCACAGTTAAAATAGTTTTGATCTAGAATGGCATAAATACTACAACTAAACTGGAGTATTTTCTTGCAGAAAAAGACACGATCTTTGCTAGACGAGCTAGATAACTTGCTGGTTCACCGTGACCGAGAAAACTTGTTGGAAAGCAGGGCAACTCATATAATTCATGGTGCTATCAACCTGATTCTGACTCTGCGTGAAAACTACGATGCAGATGTAGCTGCTGATCTAGAGCGAAGATTGTTGAATAGCATTAGGGGGCAAGATGCTGCTAAGTTTACTCGCGGACTAAGAAGGATAAAAAATGAAAGTAAATGATATAATAGTTGACGAAGGGTTTTGGGACTCAATTAAAGCAGGAGCAACTGCTCTTAAAGATAAGGCATCATCCGCAGTATCTGCTACAGCAAATGCAGTAAAATCAGCAAAAGGTGCAGCATCGTATGGGTCATCTCCTACTACTCATGCGAATATGGGGAATAAAATAGTCAATAATGTAACAGCTTCAACCATTAAACGGTGGGAAGTCAATAAGTTGCCAACTCTGTCAGATGCAGTTAAAGCAGATCCTGCAGCATACAAAAAATATCTTGACAGATTTTTGAATCAGTATTACCGTGAAGATTACTCAAGTGACTTGGAGTTACAAACAACAGATTCAAAAGCTGTGCGAGAATATATTAAACAAGCAACTTATGCTCGCAATAACGGGGATGTAGTTCAACCAAAACAAGAGCAACCAGGTCAAGAGCAACCAGGAGCATCCACGACATTAGATACAGCAGTGGCGTCAGATATATCCGCAGCATTAAAACAATTAGGTTATTCTCCAGCTCAAGTTCAAGAATTAGTTGCATCTACTCCTCCTGGATCGTCTGTGGAAGACGGAATAAGAATCGCACTTAGTGGGTCCAATGCGGCCGCCGCGCCAGCAAGATCTGCTACTAACGCTGCGCCAGTAGCTACTTCAACCACACCCACCACCGCGCCGGCAGGATCTGCTACTAACGCTGCCAAAGTAGGCAACAAAATCTTTACGAACATGAATTCTACACCAGTTCCAGCAGCTCAAGCAGCAAAACTAAAACAAACTCAGAGCATTGAACGAGTATTATTTGGAACTACCCAGTTAAGTGAAAATGATTTATTTTCTACTGTAGTTAACATAAATAAACGTCGTGGTGGAATAGGAGTAAGAAAATGAAGTTATTTGAAGGCGGGAATGTGTTTGACGACGTGTCCCCAATCAAGAAAGAGTTCGTGCCTGGGCTGATTAAAAATATTCAATCCTTGATGCCACCTGGCATAAACATTGTTCCTCATATTGGCAGTGCTGGCTTTAAGATTCAATCTGGTGACATGGATGTATTCGTTGACGCAGGAAAAATAGCTAACTTTTTCAAAGCACCTGACGACAAGATTGCCAAAGTCAGGTTTAAACAGTATGTAAACGATAAGGGATTTCAAGCAGCACTAACTGGCAGAAACGTTCACGTGAGAATGCCAGTGCCTGACGGAACCTTCGTTCAGGTTGACGTCATGGTGATCCCAGACGCAGAGCGAGTGGCCCCTTTCCATCAGCACGGACCATCCGGGCAGTATGAAGATCCAGATTTTAAGGGTGGGCATCTGTTCATCATGTATTCTAGCCTAGCCAAGGCACTTGGGCTAAAGTTTTCTCCGTTTGAAGGTAAACTGGTAGATCGTGCCACCAATAAAGTAGTCGCAGATAACAAAGATGCCGCCGCCAAGATTCTGTTAAATCCAGCAGCCACAGGTGCTGACATGGCATCTGTAAAATCTATTATGCGAGCTCTTGCCAACGACCCCCGCAAGGAAGAAAAGCTAGCTCAAGCTAGAGCTGACGCTACTAAGGGGCTTATCAACTTGCCTGAATCAGTTCAACCTGGGTCAGCACAATGGTTCAGGAACTTACAAAATCTACTATGAAAATCAATGAGATTGAGCTTGAGCTTGTGGGCGATCAAACTTTTTCGCTATCCACAGCTGAGCATTACCTGTCTATGGCAAGCCCGTTGGGGGTTGCTGGCGAGTTTACTGTATACTACGCTGAGTTTGATGATGCCAGGGTAGCAATGTTCGTTGATGATAAAAAACAAGTAGCCGCTTATGCTGGATTCTACTCACGGTTAAATGGTAAAGTTTGGATGGCTAGGCATGCCCAAGTTTTTCCGCCGCATGAAGGCAAAAACCTGATGGGGCAACTCTATAAATACATTAAAGAAACATTGAAGAAATCTATACAGAGTGACATTTATCAAACTTATGCTGGTAAAAAACTGTGGACAACGACATTGCCAGCACTAGGATTACACCCAATGATTTTTGACACTAAGACAGAACATATTATAGATCCAAAAACTTCTAATATAAATGTCTATCCTGGAGATGATGATTCAGAGGTTCAACGGTATTGCTGGATATTAGAAAAATACGACCATTACCCAGAACAAAATATTTTGCGTGAAAACTCTATTTTGAGTCCATATACTGGTCTATGGTGTAAACCTGGTGATAATAACAAACATAATTACATACTATGAAAATAAGTGAAATAATAACAGAGTCAAGAAAGCCTACTTTCAAGTTAAATGAAGTAGGGATGAACCATGCTGAGGACATTATCTTCTTTGAGGGTAGTGCTGGCGCATTGCGTGTGATCAATAGTTTTAAATCTTTACCTAAGGAAAAAGATCAAGTGCTGTCCATTAAATGGGATGGGAAATTGGCTCTGTACGCAGGACGCACCAATGACGGGCAGTTCATCATGACTGACATGGCTGGTTGGGGAGCAAAAGGATACGACGGCATGTATAAATCTGCCAAGGAGTTCGTGGCGCAAAAATCAGCAAAA